TAACACCATCAGGAACACAGTAGAGACCATTAAGAAAAATAGTCTGCGCGCTTCCAAGATTATTACGCAGGACAATGTGATACTTATTAGCTGCGGGAACAATAGCAGGAATCATCAAGCGAAACGAGGGCAGCCCATCGAAATAGACGCCCTGACTCTGAACAGTGTTAGCCCCGCGCACATACTGGCGCATCTGCAATTTATTCCCAGTACTGTTCGGGGGTACTTGAGTAAAAGACTGTGCCATTTCTTATTCCTCCCTAAACAAGACAGTACCAGCCGGAAAGATTGGCGTAGATAGTGCAGACACAATAATCTCTTGCGTCAGCGCCCCTGAATATAGAATCTGGCCAGTTGCAACAACACTCACTGAACCATGAGTCCAAGTCTCAGTACCTGCAAAGCCGGACTCGACCTCCGGAAAAGTAACCTGATTAGCATTCTTAGCACATGAACCAGCCGCATTAGGAGTGCCATCGGGGTCACAGATAGTCCAACCAGTAACATCTCTAGTAACCGACTGCGCTGCATAAGCCGTGGGCGTTGGCTCGAAAGTAGTAGCCGTACCGGCTTCCCCGGGGTCTGCCGTGTGAAAGTTAAGCTGCAAAGCGGCGCCATAAGCTGGCATTGCAGTTGCATGAAAAACGAACTTGATGAAGTCGTTTTCAGTCGTGTTGGATTTAGACATAGTGTTAGTCCCTTATTTCTGTTGATTAAGCATATCGGTCTTACGAGCCGAGCCATTGGTGGTACCGTACCAGTACGCTAGTACCATCAGCGCCACGGAGTCCATCAAGCCGAGAATACGGCCTACGATAATATCGGGAAGGGTCTTTGGATAGCCCACAAACAGAACGACAAGCTCTGATCCAAGCGTAATAACGAGCAGCACAATGGACAGCCAGAACAGCATTTTAGTCGTGCCACCTTCTACGTTTGACCTTCTCGCCGAGTCCCTATCCTTGAACTCAAGCTCGGCGTAGCGGAAGCCGCGTTCTGCCTCTTCCGCTTTCAAATTCATTTCAAGCTGTTTAATCGCACTAATCTGTTCGCCCGTCATCGAGCCGTTTTCAATCGCAGCCTTTATCTTATCCTGCGTCGGTTCGTTAATACCGAATAGCTCGCCAAGTGCGGTTACTGCCACACCAGCCAGGGGCCCACCGATTGCACTCGCAACCGTCGGGGCGATCTTACCAATCGTCTGTAGCCAGTCCATTATTTACCATCCTCCGAAAAGTGGGCAGTTTCCCTTAGCTTGCCCGTCCATCTTCCTGCCCATTTCATCCCCAGGGCTTCCCCGATCAGGGCAGTTTTCAGATACAACCCCTTATCGTTCCAAGCGGGCTTACCCCCGGGCGCTGGCACGTAGTCGAAAGCCTTCGACTTCCCGTTCTTGTCCGGGTTGTGGCTGGACTCCCCCGCCCGCGCGTTGGTCTTGATCGGGCCAGGTACCGTCCGCCCACTCGCGTACAGCTCGGCCTGCTCCTCATTCGAGCGGAGGGTGCAATATATAAGCACCGGAATGCCGGCTTCCGCACACTGCTTCTCGAACTTCACCGCACGCTCGCGCATGTACGGGGTCAGGTCATCAAGGGATCTCGAGGCCATTATGGAACCACCTTGTAAGCGGATTTCCTTTCCCGCTCATCAACAATATGATGCTCTTTATGAATCGCTACTTCCCGCTGGAGCACAGTCACTTCCTGCCGCATGCTCTTAATATCAGTGAGCGTATTCGTAATGATAAAGCCGATGACGACCTGAAGAACAGCAAGCAAAGCCAGCGCCACGCGAAAGCCGCCCCGACCTTGGTTAATCAGCTCCAGTTCTTTCCGTTCGTGCTCGGAAAACGCGAGGGTATGGGATTTGAAATCGTCTGACAGCATCTGCGTCAACGAGGTATTGGTGTCGAGACTGACAGCGATCTTATTCATGATGAGTAAGAATGCTTTATCCTTTGGATCACTAGCAGCAACAATCAGCTCTTCAATCTGCTGCTGCACTTGATCCCCCTTTCGCCTATCATCCGACATTCTATCCCCTTAGATGTAACTGAGCGAGGCGCGATCCGCCCAAACATTGTTGAACTCACTATCCCCATCTGCCCATAGTATCCTTAAATCCGCACCCGTAGTCAAGATCTGCTTAATCCGCCACACGGGGGAATTGATGGAGGAGCCTGGACTGGCTGTCCCTACATAGGTAATTCCGCCTCCGGCATCATCAAGGATGAGGGCTTCGGGCGCGCTTCCCCCGACTTCACTCGCGTTGGTCAGCACCATGCGGAGGCGATAAACATCGAGGCCGGCTACATTCGCCAGCTCCGCATCGAGCTTCTTATCCTTGTCCGCCGCCTCGAGCAGACGTACAAAGCTATCGCTCATTCGTCATCGTCCAGGAGTTCAGCGATCTCATTCTTCGCCGAGGAGAGGATCTCCATCTTCTGGATCTTCAGGCAGCAATTCCCCTCAAACCCACTCTCTTCGGGATCGCTTGGCTTACTAAAGCTCATATCGTCGATGGAGCCAATAAGGACGATCTTCACCACGTTACCTGGCTTGTACTTCCGTACCGCCTTGGCGTGGTCTTTACTAAGCTGTATATGGGCGGTTGGCTCGCGGCCTTCACCTGAACTTACAATTCCGTCGATCATGTAGAACCTCACTAGATAAATGGGGAGATTAATGTTTCCATTAACCCCCCCATCAATTACTTACTTACCTCAACCAGCTTAGACCACGAAGTTGCTGATCCAGGCCATCGTCTTCAAATGCTCGGCTTCCATACCGGCTTCCGTCAGCCACTGACCCTTGGTCGAGTCAGCGTCATTCGCCTGGATGTTGTCCTTGAAGGTCGTATCACGCATATGGCGATACTTGAGGGCGCTCGGGTCAATGATCGCGGCATCATTCGTGAAGCGGCCATGCACGTTGAACAGCGGATGGGACTTCACATAGATCGTACCCTGCGGCAGAACCCAACGCTGGAGCTTCATGCCATAGACGTCGACGATACCATCGAAGTTCACGCGGGTACGGCTTTGCGTAGCGGCCAGCTTGTTCAGCGAGTTCAGGAAGCCATTACCCGCGAACACGATACGCTCATCACCTGCGCCCGAGTTGTAGTCGAACACCTTGTAAACGGCATCGGTGAACGAGGTTTCGGTCGGAGTCGTGGTGAAGGCCGTGATCATGCTCGGCGCGTACTGGGACAGAGCCCAGAGCAGGCCGCCGGTCATGCGGAGCGGCTTACCGTTCGAGCCGGTGGACTCGTGACGCTTACCGAAGAGGAACGCCATTTCCATAGCAGCGGAATGGTCGAACATCTTGCGCTTCTTGTCGTTCTTGACCGGATCGCCAGTACGGGTCTTGGTCCGCTTAGCGGTTTCCGTAATGTCGTAGGTGGTCTTGAAGATCTGACAAAGATTGTACATCTTGGTCGGATTACGGGTGGAGGCGCTGGGAGCGTTCGAGCCCTCGGCGAATGCGTTACCGATCTTGGTCAGGAACGTGCCGTTCGCGAGCGGGGCTGCGGTCGTGCCTGAAGCCGCGCGGGTGAAGGTCACGGAACCAGCCGCGCCATTGGCGGAGGCGATAATCACCTCATGGTTGTAGGCAGTGGTAAGAGCCTTTTCAACCAAGAAGATGTCGCCAGCGACCACGTCGGTAGCATCGGTCACGTTGGAAGTAACTGCAATCGCGGTGTCCGTGGTGGAGTAACCGGTCGTGAAGTTAACCGCCAGACGCAACGCGTTCAGCTCTTCCTCGTACCAGGCGAATTCCGGATCGGAGGTAGATTCGGACTTCATCTTCGACATGAGGGCCGTGAGAGGAGTCTGGCCATTTGGATTACGCCAGAGGATCATTTCACGGAAGTTCTTCGGGCGTTCATCGGTAGCCCAATCACCAGTACCACGCAAGCCTGCAATAGCCATTTTAAAACTCCTTTACCAATCTTCTTTTTCCATTTCCATAGCCAGCGCTTCGAACGGATTGCTCGGCCGGGCTGGTGCATTGCCCCCACCAGCACCGCGTGCTGGGGAGAAGGGAGCCACCACCGGCTGCGCCATTTGCTGCGGCTGGGGAGCCACAGCGCCTGGAGCGGCAATCCCGAGCGCTGCTCGGACCAAATTACCAATCGCTTGCGCAGCTACTTCCGGCGGCGCTGTCCGATTCACATTGCGATAGACCGTTCCCAGTTCCATAATCGCCGGCTCATAACGAGGATCGGCAAGGTCTGGATTGACCGCGGTGAAAAGGTTTTTCGCCTTCCCCTCACGTTCAGTATGGTACTGAACCTGCTGCATCATGACGGGCATCATCGCCTGCATAGCACGCATCGAGTTTTCCATTACTTCCATGTGCACCTTGGCGGCCAGTTTTGGCAGCACGAGCTCCGGCTCGGTCAACATCGCATCCGCAGCTTCCTGATCTAGGGCATACACTTGCTCGAGTTGACTAAGGCGTGAGTTGCGCCAGGTTCCGTAATCCTCCGGAGAGACCGTCACCGGCGTTGGAGCCGGGGTCTCTACAGGTGCAGTAGGAGCTGGAGCTTCTGCCGCGGCAGGGGTTGGAGCCGGAGTCGGGGCTGCTGGTGTGGGGGTTGGCGCCGCTGGGGTTTCGACTTTCGTCTCCTCCACAACAACTTCATCCCCTTCAACAGCCGAGTCTTCCGTCTCAAAATCTTCCGCGATATCAGTCCAGTTAACATCATCCTCCGTCGAGTCAGATGCGGTGTCGTCCATCCCGCCGGAAGAAGGAATAACTGAGTCGGAGGAACCACCCAGGTCATCACCCTCACCATCAATCGGGGAATGGTACTTAGTCCAAACAGCCTTTGTCACAAACATATCTACTTACTCCTTTGTCAAAGCACGATGGAGATCAATCTCCGCATCTTCCAGCATCGCATGTACGGTAGCGGCTAACGACAGTCGCCCTTCCAACATACCCTTCTTCCGCTCCATCATATACACCGCCCCTTCGGACTCCACAGGAGAGAACAGAATCTCTTGTTGAAGGGAATCGACCTGAGCCTGTATAGCCACGTTAATCATGCGCCATATGGGAGACTCAAGCAAGCGCTCAAAATCTTTTTTCTTTTCTTGAATGTTTAAAGGGTCTTGCGGATTATCAGTCATGATATAACTCCAAAAAGGTGCCCCCGAAGGGGCGGGAAAAACTCAGCCAGACGCGCCCATTCCTGGGATCTGGCCGGGTTCGTTAAGGTTCGCGCGCATAGGAACGGCGTTCCCCATCTGCGCCTGTTGCTGCATCATCCCGTCAGGGACGACATTAATACGGAACTTGTTGATGTTTTTCAAGCCGCCGAGCTGCGCGACAAAGGCAAAGATCTTGCCGAGGTCATACTGCTCCAGCGCGCCCGGAACCTTACTGAGTCCCCCCAGCATCTGCTGCCAGAGGTTGGCCTGGGCGAAGCGATCCACCGGCATGGTGCCATCGACAGGTACGAAGTCATACATGCCAGCGATGAGGTCAGGCGTCACCTGCATATAGCGTTCCGACCACATAGCCTGATCCCCGATAATCCGGAACTTCTTGTCGCCCGTGTACAGCTGCTGCGAGGACATATAGAGCTTGTTGGCGAGCGGGCCGAAACCAACATTCGAGAACCACTCGCAGTTCGTCTTCAGCCTGTTGATACCGAAGGAGGTGGATGAGCGGACTTCCGTCGCGGTCTTGCGGCCGCCGGCATTCACGCTTCCCATCACGTTGTCGCTAACGCCTGTGATCCTTTGGGCCAGCTGCGCCACGGTTTCCGAATCGGACAGATTCGAGCGGGTAATGTCCTGTACCTGGAACTGCGACAGCATCGTCCGTACATCCTGGCCGTACGCGGCGGGCTTGAGCCGAATCATTTTCCCTGGGCCCGGCTCTTCCAGATCCCGGACATTCACCTTGCTCGGATCGACGAGGAACATGTTGTTCAGCGCCGCCCGTACATTATAGAAGTGGGAGTTGAAAAGCCACTCCATGGTCTTGTTCAGGGGATCGAGGACTTCCAGCATCGAACGGTTAAAGACATTGTAGCCTTCCACCTCGAACGGGATCACATCAAACGGGTACTTGTTATGGGCCAACCCGAGCGGCTGGGCGCTCACGATCACCGACTTATTGGCGATGGTAAAAACCCACTTCTCCGGCCGATTGCTCGAGCCGATCCCCAGCTCCGAGGGGATAACGTCCCAGTGGAATTCATACAGATCCGCAGTGGAGGGGGTATCACTCTCAAAGTTGTAGAAGGAGAGATCCTCGCCGGGGAGGTTCGTATCATGGCCGGTGGAGGAGCTTCTTCCACTACTCTCCCCCTGGTTCCCGAATTCCTTCAGCGCTTTCAGGTTGTAATAGCGCCCGCTGGCTGCCTTGGCCGCGATCTTCACCCAGCCGACCTTGTCAAAGACGATGCAGAATTCCCCCTCTTGGAAGCGGAACAGCGGGACGCGTGGGTCTGTCAGAAAGTCCGCCGGCCTCACATTATACAGGCGATTCCCCTCAAAGCCCGTAATGGTCTCACTCACCTGAACCTTCTCGCTTGTCCCTGGAATCGGCATGCCCAGGAACATCTTCGGCTGATCCACCATCTTCGTCATGGTGAACTCTTCCTTGTCCCAGTAATGGCCGAGAACCCCGTGGGAATATTTGCCAATATCCATCAGCCAGACGAACAGCGCCGGCATACCTCCCCCGGCTTGGAGCTGGTAATCGAGAAGAGACTCCATCGCGGTCTCGGCCGTCTGGGATTCGCCATGCCGCCCCTTCAGCTGGAAGATCGGATCCCGCGCGAGGAACACACTCGTATAGTACGTATGGGCGGTGAGCAGCATCGCATACGAGTACGGGATATTGATAGTCGTGTACTCGGTCTCCCCGCCCTTCCGCTTCTCCTTGCGCAGGCGATCCACATCCGTCTCCGGCATGTAGGCCGTATACGTATCCTCAGAATTCTTCCACTCCTCTTCCCGCGTTTTCCTCTGCTCATCCCGGGCCAGATCCAGCCGCCCCTTGAAGTTCTTAATCACCAGCTGGTGTAATTTGCTACCATACGGGATATGCTTGATCCCAGGCGCGAGTTTTTCTGCTTGTTTCATTATGGTGCTCCACGAAAATTTAACTGCGGAAGGGAGTCATCCTCTTTCGAGTACTCCCCTTCGATCCACTCATCCACCCCTTGGGTCTCGCCCCAGGTGATCGCCATCGAGACGGCATCGACAACGTCGTCGTGCATCTGGGCGCTGGGGGAGTACTCCGTAAACTGCTCAATAAATTTCGCGTGGGAGGAACGGCATTTGAGCCGCTGATAGCCGGACGTCTCGCCAAGCGCCTGGATAATCCGGTCGGACTTCCTTCTGCGATCCTGCACCTTATACACAGGAAGATAGACGCGTTGTTCCCGCATCCCCTTCTCGATGTACCAGGCCAGCACGCGCTGGTACGCGATCGCCTCGACGATGATGCCTAGCGGCCGCCATCTCCGCGCAAATTCAAAGACAGTGGCGAGCACCATCTCAGGGTCTTGGCCGGTCGCGGCCTTGTAGTCGACGAGATAGACCTCGTCCTTGTGGAAGCCGATGACCACGACTGCATTATCATCAGCGGTCTTTTCCTCGCTACTCGCCGGATCAATAGCAATTACATAGGTCATCTGCTCGGGTAGCGTCTCCCAGAAGATGAGGTTGTCCAGGCGGAAAGAGGCGAGCTCCTCGGAGATGATCTTACACTCTTTCTCCCGCATCCATATCGCCAGTCGCCCAACCTTGGTCGCCGCTTCCTTCTGCTTGAGCAGGTCAGCGGTGGGGTACCGCTCCGGCCATCGGCTCTCCCCGTCAGGCCCGAAGATCCCGAAGCGGAAGAAGGTCCACTCAGGATCCTTCTCGCAGCCCTCGATCAGGTCGAACTTCGACTTGGGCGTGTCTAGGATAATAGCTTTAGCGTCGGGTGCTTCGGACTTGGGAGCGAGTGAGTTGAAGAGTGCACCAAAGACAAGATTCTGTTCCTTCTTGCGCTGGTCGACCGAGTTGCTAGCTTCATCAGTTGAAGTGTCGTCGCAAATGATAAGATCAGGCCGGTGGTCATCAATGTTAAAGCCACGGAGTTGGCCCGTAATACCAAGGGCAAGAATGGTGATAGGGGTGTCGAGGGCTTCATGGAGTATCTCAATATGGTCATCGCTCCACTTGCTCCCCTTCCGTAAGCGGAAGGTGGAAGCCCAGAGCCGGTTATGTTCGACTTGCCGCTTGATCCAGCGGAGGGACAGGATCGAGTGGCCCTGACTTGCAGAGACAAAAAGGATAGTACGGGAGATGCCGTAGGCGATC